CCACCCACACATCTGGCTGTTCTTGTGGACATGCACGTTGGTGCCGCCGCCCCGATTGATCTCCTGCGCCCACAGGCCGGAGAGGTAGAAGTCGTACTTGTCTACCGCGTAGCCCTGACCACGAAGCAGGTCTACAACTGACAGCAGAAGGTAGTCTGCCACTTCCCTGAAGGCAGGATCGTGCGCGAGATGGGCGGACTGAGACATCGGCCACTCGGGTTTGCGAACTTGATCCAAGTATTGGATGCATGTCGGCAGAACCTTTTCAGCCAAGTCAGGCCGCTCATCTCTGTAGACGATAGCCGGGAAGTAGGCGAACCCCTGCATCAGCCGTTGAGGTGCGCTTCAAGAGCAGCGGCAAACGCAGTGATGTCTGCGGCAGTTACTTCACGCGACTCCACAGGCTTACTGCGAGAGTTTTCTGTAATTATCTCTTTTGCAACCCGCAGCGTTTCCAACTTTGCCCGACGAGCCTCTGCCTCTGCTCGTTTTTGCTCAAGGGCCATCATATTCTGATGGCGAATCTGCTCCATCTCTTTCTGGACGAAGAGTTGGATGTCTGCCTGTGCTTGCTGATCAGTGCTCAAAGCCATTTTTTGCTCCTATTAAGCCTTCATGTCTTTCATGGCGATATTGCCGTACCACGTCGTTCCGCCGTTCGTGGTGAAGAAAACCCAGACATCCGTAGCGTTTGCCGTGGTTGTGCGAGAAAGTTGTGCAGCCCCTCCAGGGAAAACAAAACTGCCCCCCGCCCAGGCCACAGTTCTACCGGCTGTGCCATCGTTCGTCAAGATCAACGTGAGAGAAGTTGACGATCCTGAGCCAACGGGCGAAGACAGCGTGATGGTCGCATTGCCCGTCAGGGTTGCCGTAAAAACGTTGCCGCTTGTGCAAGTCAGCGTCAGGGCTGTGCCCGTGTTGCCTGCTGCCACCACCGTGTCAGCGTAGGCCGTTGGGCGGATGTAACTACCAACGATCTGCAACAGCGAAGATGCGTTTACACCGCTGGTGCCGTTACCAAACAGGGCATAGTTGGCGGTTAGAGAAGTCTGCCCAGTACCGCCGTTAGCAACAACCACAGTGCCGGTGACGTTGGATGCTGTCCCGGTGGTGTTCTGATTGAGTGTTGGTACGTCAGCCACTTGGATGGCAGACATTACTACGTTGGTGCCATTGCCACGCAGATACTGGCCTGACGTTACCGCTCCAGCCAAAGAGTTAATTGCCGCCTGGGCGGTAGTCTGGCCTGTGCCGCCATTAGCAATTGGCAGAGTGCCGGTGACTTGAGTCGTCAGACTGACGCCAGACAGCGTGCCGCCCAAGGTCAAGTTACCAGAAGACGTAACGGTTCCCGTCAGGGTGATGCCGTTAACAGTGCCGGTACCCCCAACCGAAGTGACCGACCCGCTTCCAGTACCTGCACCGATGGCAGACCGGAAGGTGGCTGCATCTAATGAACTGACCGTGTTGTCGGCGTTGAAGCGCGGGAACGTGACGGCGCTTGGATTGGTGATGGTGAACAGATTGGCGCCAAGCGTTGTAGCACCCAAGTTGGTGCGAGCGCCAGATGCGCTGCTTGAGCCGGTTCCCCCGTTAGCAACAGCCAAGATGCCGTTCATCTTGGACGCATCATCCGTGGCAACCAACTCATAGTCTGAGCCGTTCCAGGCAATCAATGCGGCGCGTGCTGCCGCAACGGCCACGCCAGTCGTCGCCGCACCCTTGACCGTAACCGCCTGATTGGTCGAGGTGTTGTTCAGTACCAGATATGCCCGGCTAGAACTTGGCACCGTAACCGTCAGCGCACTGGCAGGGTTGCCCGTGCAGTTGATGATCTGATACTGGGCAGAACCTGTGGCGCCCGAGCCCGCTTGAGAAAGCGACGTGCCGTTGGTGACAGACAGCGTTACAGCCGTCTGAGAACCGCTGATGGTTTGGGCCCCGGCAACTGCTGCATCAACATATTGCGTGATGTAGTCGTTGACCGTCGCGCCCCAAGTGCCCGACAACTCACCCGTTGCGGGGAGTGCAAAGCCGAGAAGAGAGGTATAAGTGGTGGGCATTTAATGCTCCTATTCCGTGTTTACCAGATTCCAATTTGCGTTTTGCGCGTTGTCGATCAGACTCCAGTAGAACACTCCGAAGTTTCCGACATTACCCATCGCCTGACAACCGGTAACAGCCACTAGGCGTTCGCCCATGCTGACGCTGCCAACCGCGCCCGAAGCCGCAACACCAGTCAGTGCTTGCTCAATCAACCGAATAACATTGCCAACCTGACCAGACGCAGACACTCCTGTCAGGGCTACCGTGACGTTTCGGCTTTCATCCCCAGTAAGGCCCTGGGCGACAACGCCAGTCAGCGCAACCGTGCGCTCTCCGGCAGTAATGTCCCCAGCCTGCCCCGCAGCAGAAACTCCGGTGATGGGTTGATTGACTAGACGGGTGAGATTTCCGACCTGGCCGTCCGCCTGGACACCAGTCAAAGCAACGGTGCGAGAGTTTCCGTTCGTTCCTGCCAAACCCGCCGCAACAACGCCGGTCAGCGCAATCGTGACGCTGTTGGTAACCGAACCAACCGCGCCTTGGGCCTCATCGCCAGAAAGCGCAAACTCATGCGGGCCAACGCCCATCGTGCCAACCGAGCCGATGGCAATAACACCATCTTCGGCGGGGGCGTTTGTCTCGGTTACATCACCAACCTCAGCAGCGGCGCTGACTCCCGTGAGCGCCACCGTGCGCTCGCCCATCGATACGGTACCAACCGTGCCATCTGCCCGAACACCGGTAATATCTGCGCTCTGGCTGACGATGGGGTCCATCGTGCCCACAGCACCAGACGCAACAACTCCGCTGATTGCTACGGTGCGGGAGTTGCCAACCGTGCCCGCATTCCCATCTGCGTGAAGGCCCGAAATCAGCGGGTTCGGGAACGGGTCAACATCGTCTAGAACGCCTTCGGCTGTGACACCGGTAAGTGCAACCGAGGTGGAATCAGCAACGCTACCAACCGCCCCAGACGCAAAGACTCCTGTGAGCGCAACCGTGCGTGCGCCTACCGCTATAGAGCCGACCGCACCTGCGGCGTCATCGCCGGTCAGTGCAACAGTAGTCGTGGGGGATGCGGTACCAACGAAGCCGTTGGCAAGGACGCTATCCTCTGCGGGGCTATTGGTTTCGGTGACGGTGCCAACATTTCCAGACGCAGCAACGCCCGTGAGCGCAAGATTGCGCCCATTGATGGCGATGGTCCCCGGAGTTCCGGTGGCAGCAACGCCCGTTAGGGCGACGGTTACCGAACGCCCTACACTGCCAACGGCACCTTGAGCATCGTCACCTGTTAGGGTTTCACCAAGTCCACCCCAAGTGCCACTGCTCCAGGTGCCGCTGCCCCATCCGGTAGGCACCTTCCGACTCCTTTAACAGAGTCGGTTTAGGTCGTTGCCAGACGCAGCAGAGCAGTCGAAGTGGTGTTCGAAGGCATCGTCAGGGTGAACGTACCTGCGGTCACGGTCTGTGAACCAAAGGTATGCACGCTGACAGCCTTGTTGCTCTGGGTAGAGTTGTAGATCAACACCGCATCGAACGCCGTGGACAGCGTGACGTTGGTATAGGTCAGACTGGCCGAAGGCGTCCAGTAACCCGTACCTGCCGTAGTTGAGGTATTGCTCGACAACGGGGCAGTGGCGTTGGTCACCGTCACACCGCCTGCGGTGTAGTTGGTGCCAGTCACTTCTCCCGTGCTGCTGTACGCCGTGGTGCTTGCGTTGACCGTGGCCGAAGCCAGATACAGCGCAGCCTTAAACGTGTCGGCAGTGCCGGTGCCGCGAGTGGGGGCGGTACCAAAGTTGTGGGTGGCGGTCAGCACTTCGCCAAGAAACGACGTGCACATCGACTGAGTATTTGCCATTTCAGGCTCCTTTCGTTAACCAAATGACGCGGCTTCCGCGCCTGCAAAAGTGGGCATCTTTTTCAAAGTGACATGGACAGACCGATGCACAAGTTCGCCCTCGTGCCAATACTCGACCCAGGTCGTGTATTCGTTGTCATTGTCAACGACTCCGTCCTTTTTCTCAAGGAGGGATTCCTCCATGTCACCTTTGGTCGTAAAGATTGTGCCCATGCAATTTCCTTAGTTTGAAGACCGGATCAATGCGCTGTTGGCGTCATTAACCGGCATGACGATGGTGAAGGTGGTCGTCGAGGTCTTGTCTGACCCGAAGTCCAACACCGCGATGGAACGGTTGGCTTTACTGGAGTTGTAGATCAAGGCACACCGTGCTGTAAACGCGCCGGGGTTCCACTCCACATTGTCGAAGTCCACAAAGGCCGTGTATCCAGAACTGTTGATGGTCGTGCCGGTCAGCGTCTTGCCGCCTAGCACATACCCAGTCCCCGTGATCTCTGCCGTCGTGGTGTAAACGGTGGTGTCTTCGTTTATATCAGCGTTGCCGCTGTACAAAGCAATCTTCAGGACATCCGTCGTCAGATCGTGGATGCCCTGGTACAACTCCTTCTTGAAGGAGGTGGTCTGCGTTTGAACGATTGGCATCAGCCTACCTTCACCCTAACCTGCCCGTTGCGGTAAGCATCCTGACGGTTCTTGCCATCGCCCAGTTGCTTCAACAGGATCAGAGACTGCGCGAACTGCTGCTCGTACATGGTCACCACGTCCGGCTCTTCCTTCATAAATCGAGCCGCTTCAACCATCACGCCGTTAAACAGCACGGAGTCAAAGTTGTCACCAAGCCAAGTGTTGGTGGCAGTCACGATTGATTCTGGATAGTAGAAGTAATGCAGTTCGACTTGGTAGTTGGCGTTTGGCGTGGGCCCAAGGATCAACGACAACTCATCCGTGATCGTCGGCCCCGCCGTGGTGGGTCCAAAGATGGCGTAATACCTGGGCACGCCAGTGCTCGTCGGCGTCGGATAAGCCTGACGGATAAAGTTCACATCTTTATCGAGCAGGTATTCGTAGGAGCCATCGGCCAAGATCACTGCCAGAGAGAAGACCGACAGGAAATCATCCGGGCAAGACAGATACTTGTTGTTGGTCGATACCGCTCCAACCACGTTCTTTCGAAGCGCGGGAAGTTGAACCGTGTTGTAGATTTTCTGCTCGGCCAACTCCGTCATGGTGGCGAAGTCAGTCGCGGAGAATGAATTCTCCGTGTAATCTTCAACAGCGGTCTTCAACTCCGAGTAGTTCACGCCATCGGTCCCCTGGCCATCGTGCCCTTGGTGGCGCAACCAGTGCCGCGAATCTTGATGCCCGAGGTCTTGGGCTCAGGGTTGTACCCATCGCGGGTGATGTTGCCAACAGACATGTTTACACGGTTGGCAGCGGTCGGCTCTTTCTGAGTACCGTTACCCAGGGCAACCTTGCCGCCCTTCATCGTGTGGGGCTCGGCATAGACGGAGGCATCTCCGACTTCCTTGCCCATCATCTTTTTGCTGAACTTAGCCATTTCAGCCACCCTTCTTGTAGGTGAACGAAGACTTCTTCTGGTTGGCAACCTTTGCCAGACCGCGACCAAGTTCGCGCAT